AGATCGAGGCGTTTTTGGAGCTGGTCGAACAGCTGAACGGACAGCCGGCACTGGTGTTTTACAACTTCCGGCATGACGCATCCCGCATCGAGGCGGCACTGGCTAAGTCAGGTTTACGCGTCCGGCGGCTGTCGGGTCCGCAGGATGAAACAGACTGGAACAACCGGCAGATCGATATCCTGCTTGCGCATCCGGCCAGTGCCGCTTTTGGGCTTAACCTTCAGGACGGCGGGAATCACGTTGTGTGGTTCGGGTTGAACTGGTCGTTGGAGCTGTACCAGCAGGCTAACAAGCGCTTACATCGGCAGGGGCAGACACAGAAGGTCATTGTACATCATCTGATGGTCGAAGGTGGGCGCGACGAGGACGTCGTCGCGGCATTGGAGGATAAAAGCGCGACGCAGGATGCACTGATCGAAAGTTTGAAAGCAAGGATCGAAAAAGTGAAAGGAGAGGCGGCGTAATGAGCATTGAGCAGTCGGGAGGGATGTTTATACCGGTATGTGACGTTTGCTGTGATGAATTACCGGCGGAATTTGATTTCGTGAACGCGGTGCAAGCAAAGAAGAATGCCGGATGGAAAAGCCGAAAAGTTAACGGCGATTGGGAGGATTGGTGCGACGCTTGTTTGGCGGAAGAGTCGCAAAGGAGGATCAATAATGCGTTTGGAACTGATGACAAACAGTAACGTAAATCACAAATTTGATCAGGGTAAGCCTCGTCTTGATCTTGTACCGCCGGGCATCATCGAGGCTGTCGGCGTTATCCGAACTTACGGAACAGAGAAGTACGGGGACCCGGACGGATGGAAGAATGTTGAACCGAACAGATACGTCGCGGCATTGCTTCGTCACACGGTAGCCTATATGCGGGATCCCGCGGGCGTTGACGATGAGAGCGGCCTGCCGCATATATGGCACATTGCCTGTAACGTGGCGTTTCTGATCGAGTTTGATTTTATGAAAAGTGAGGAGGAATAACTTATGGCAAACAAGGCAAAAACGATCGAACAAAAGCTGTTCGATACGGTGAGCGACGAAAAGAAAAAACTGATGGATGATGGATACGACCACGCACAGTATGAGCGTCTCAACTACTTTGAGCAGCTGATCGTTAAGGAGATGCAGACGCCACCGCCACCGCAACAGAAAAAGCCATTGACCGGCATTGAGGCGCTGCTGAGCGGTCAGCAGGAAGACATAGACGGGGTGACAGGCAATGGGAGTGGTGAGTGATATTTTAGACGGCGGTATCCGGCAGAAATGCCGGTACCTGGCCGAGAACGCGGAGCCGCTTGATGTCGCTGGTGCCGCATTGATGTGCACCATTAACGCAATCGCAGAGCGCGGGCGTGAGTCGGAGATATTCACCGAGGCTGACATGGGCGAGGTGTCCGATCTGCTTGAGATCGCTAAGGTGCAAGCGGCCGGCATTGCTGATCTGCAGCGTGCGGAAGACAAGTTCAGCAGGGTCGAGAAAGCGTTTCAGATGCTGGAACATCAGAATGAGCAGGAGGCGGAGTAATGGGAACCAAATACACGGTTACATATATGCGAAACGGTACGTGTGAATACAGGCATGACAGGCGAACAAATAACGTTTTTCGCGCCTTATGGTATCTGCTCACGCTGTCGCTCAAATATCCGATTGTGGACTTTCAGATACGGCGCGGGTATATACCGTGCGAGAAGTGCAAAGCTGACTGGTGTGATCGGTCGTCAGCTTATTGCGAATCAAAGGAGGCGCAGACATGAATGCATTGAGCGTTGTGGGCTTAACGGCTGCGGGTGCTGTGATCGGGTACATCATCGGCCGTGCGGTTAAAGAGAGGCAGTACCGGCGGCGGTACGGGTATACGCGGCGGCGCGTCGAGAGGCGGTGAATGATATGGGTAATATCGATAAACTGATTAAAAAACTTAAAAGTGATAAAAGGATGATCGGAGAAATAATTGACGACAGGTCGATGAACTCAATACCGTTTGGTGCGTATACAAAACAATACAAAGAACTGGAACGGTTAATCGAAATCCTTGATGCAGAGCGTGACGGGCGGTGTGTGGTGTTGCCAAAGACGACGATAGAGAAGTTATGACGCTTACAAACATAGCAGAGGGGCTGTATGACTGCTTTGTGGACACGTATGCGAAAACATGGCTTGCATACGACCACGAACCAAAGAATGCGCCGACGCAATAAAGCCAATGTAGGGGGATAAATCAAATATTGTGCGAGCGGTGCCAGGCGTCGGCGCGGCATCGCTCTATGACTTGAGGGGGTCAGCATGACAGATATAGAGAGATTTCTCTGCGAGTACAGAGGTGTTAAAAACCGAATACGCGAGTTAGAACACGACCTTGACGGGATTAAGGCAAAGAAACAGGCGCAGTACGATAAGCTGCTGGAAACGAAAAAGCTGAAACATGACAGGATCACCGGAGGGGTTATGTATGATCCCGTCATTGAGGCTGTATCAAAGCTGGTGGATGTGTATGCACAGCGGGAGAAGAGAATCGCGGATGAGCTGTCAGCCGCCAACGGTAAGCTGGCGTATATTGAGGACATCGTAACGCAGGCGGGGCTTAACGAGATAGAACGGATGTATATAAAACTGCGGTATTGGGATGGGTTGAAAGCATGGAGGGTGGCGCAAGAGATCAGATACAGCGAAAGACAGACACTACGATGCAAAGCCGACGCGCTAAAAAAAATAAATCAGGCATATTATGGCGGATAATGGCGGTATTTTTCTGCTATGATGATATTGTCGAAAGAAATAACAAGAGCCGTCTTGTCTCAGGGGCGGTTTTTCTATGCGCTGAAAGTAGGTGAGAGGACATGGCCAAAGGCAAATATCAATACTGGTTAACCAAAGAAGGCCTTGTCAAACTCGAAGGCTGGGCACGCGAAGGCTTAACCGATGAAGAAATCGCCGGGAAGATCGGAATAAGGCGGTCAACATTGTCGGACTGGAAAAACCGATTTGTGGACATTTCAGACACCCTTAAAAAGGGTAAAGAGGTTATTGACTTTGAAGTTGAGCAAGCGTTACTGAAAAGGGCGTTAGGTTCAAAGTATGATGAAAAAACATATGAGCGAATATGGAATGATAAACTCGGAAGATACATCAAGGTCAATACAAAGATAGTTACAAAGCATATTGTGCCGGATACGACAGCACAGATATTCTGGCTGAAAAACCGCAAACCGGATAAGTGGAGAGATAAACAAGAGATTGAGCACTCAGGTGAGATGAATGTTACAAGCCCACTCGACGAAATCAACCGCCGAATTGCTGGCATCGCTCAACGAGCAGGAGCGGACAAAGATTCTTAGCGGGTATACAGAAGACCAGCTTAAAGCACTGTTATACGATTGGGATTTTTGGGCGCGGCCAAAGCAGAAAGCGCCGAAAGAGGATTTCGGGACGTGGTTGCTGCTGGCTGGTAGAGGTTGGGGAAAGACGCGCGTTGCTGCAGAGCAGATTCGAAAATGGAAAGAGCAAGGATACGGAAGATTCGCGATCGTGGCAGAAACGGCAGCCGATGCGCGCGACGTGCTTGTTGAAGGGCCATCCGGTGTGCTGAATATATCGCCGCCGTGGGACAGGCCAAAGTACGAACCGTCAAAGCGGCGTATTACATGGGATAATGGCGCATGGGCAACAACGTATTCAGGGGAAGACCCGGAACAGCTTAGAGGGCCGGAACATGAAAAGGCGTTGGTTGACGAGCTTGCAAAATACAAATACCCACAGGAAACTTGGGACAATCTCCAGTTCGGTCTTCGTCTTGGCGACAACCCGCAGGTAATACTGGCGACAACACCAAAGCCGATAAAGACGCTGAAAGAAATCATCGCGGCACCGGATACGATTATCACAAAAGGCAGTACGTTTGAAAACAGAAGCAACCTTGCAGTTAAGTTTTTCGAGCGCATTGTTTCGAAGTATGACGGGACGAGGCTGGGCAGGCAGGAGCTATATGCAGAGCTTCTTGACGATAACCCGAATGCGCTGTGGCAGCGTGATAACATCAATGCCGACAGAGTCGATAAAGCGCCGGAGCTGATGCGTATCGTTGTTGCGATTGACCCGGCGGTATCAGACCCGAATAAAACAGACGGCGAACCGGACGAGGCCGGCATCATTGTCGCGGGTGTGGACTACAATGGCCATGCGTACATACTCGATGACGCTTCATTGCAAGCAAGCCCTGACAAGTGGATGGGCGTTGCTATACATCGATATCATAAATGGTTTGCGGATAGAATCATTGCCGAGAAGAACAACGGCGGCGACATGGTTGAGTATTTATTGCGCACAAAGGACGCGCATATACCATACACGGGCGTTTGGGCATCAAGGGGTAAGTACGTGAGGGCAGAGCCTATTGCGGCGTTGTATGAGCAGCACAGGGTTCACCACGTCGGTACATTTGGGGCATTGGAAGATGAGCTCTGTGAATGGACACCGGGCGATAAATCACCAAATAGGCTCGATGGGCTTGTATGGGCGCTAACAGAGCTTATGTTACCAAAGAAGGGCAAGCTGAGGGTTGAAATATGAGTTTTATTGACTGGCTAAAGCGGGGGATAAACAGAGTGAGCGGAATTGCAAACATTGGGCAGAACCAATTTTATGATGACGAATACAGCGCAATGTATTTCAATATGCAGCTGTGGAACGCGTATTATCAAAACAAAGTCGAAAATCTCTTAAAGTTCGCTACCAATGACGAAATATATAAAAACGCAACAGTCACATATCCGGCGATGTATCGTGTATGCAACAAGGTCGCCATGCTCGTGTTCTCTGAATTGCCGCGGTTTACATTTGATGATAAATCACAAGAGCGTTTGGAGTATATCATCGAAAAAAACAAACTATTTGAAACGCTGCGCCTTGGGCAGACGGAAATATGCGGACTTGGTAATGTGTATCTCAAGATCAACACGGATGAAAGCAAAGACTATCCCATCATTGAACTTGTGCGCGCGCTTGATGCGGCGCCGACGTATGTTGATTGGGGCAAAGTAACAGAGGCCACCTTTTATTCGCTGAAAAGCAAAGAGGGGAATACATACTGGTGGCTGGCGCAGACGTATACGGAGATCGACGGCAAAAAAGTCATAGAGAGCCGGTTATATAAGGGCGATAGTGTAACGCTGGGGCAGGAAAGGCCACTGACAGATATCGAAGAGACTGCCGATATCGCGCCAGTGACCGATCTCAAAACAAAGGCATCATGGTTTGTGCATGTGAAATCACCGATGCCGAATAACAAAGACCCGCATTCTCCTCTTGGCATGAGTATTGCGGCGAACAGCCTTGAGCAGATTGATCATATCAACCTGACAATGCATTCATACTACAAGGACGATAAACTAAAGCAGCCTAAAGTAGTTGTAACAGAAGATTTGGTAACGTCGCGAAAGCGCGGCGGGCAGATTGAGTATACCGTTAATGCTGACGACGATTATTATATTCTTTTAAATACTCAAAGCGACGGTTCGCAGCTTTATAAATCTCTTGATTTGCCGTCAAAACAAGATTCGTTTGAGGCTAGCATACAAGGCAAACTCGACAGGTTCTATGAATCTTGCGGGCTATTTAGGGCGTCAATTCAAAAAAACAGTGGCGTTAGCGGCGCAAAAACAGCCACAGAATGGGAACTCGCTGACAAGGATAGTTCAGATACAGGTGCAGACTTTAAGAACGCATGGTACTGCGCATTAGACGAGTTATTCCACGCACTGCTTGAAATCGATAATGTGTACTATCAGGGTGCGGACGTTACCAGCAAGACAAAGCACGATATCAAGCAGAATATAACGATTGAGTTTATGGACAGCGTGAAGTATAACCAGCAAGAAAAGGCAGAGACGTCGCGCGGTTTATACAAAGACGGGATGATATCTCTGTTCACGGCGTTGCAGGAAACGTTCCCCGATTGGGATGACGAGAGGATACAGGAAGAGATCGACCGTAGGAACGCAGAGGCCGCAAACAGAGCCAAGGTGACGGAGGTTGATTTCTTTGGAAGCCGGGAAGGTGAATAATGTCGCCTGAATTTTACGCCGATCTTGCCCAGCCGTTGGTTGATGCGTATACCAACATGGAAACAGAGCTGATGCTTAAAGTCGTGGAATACCTGGTCAGGAACAACACACTGCGGCAGACGTTTGAAGTATCCGGCAAGGCCGTTGATGTGCTGCAATGGCAGGCGCGTCGGCTGGCTGATCTTGGCGGGCTGAACGATGAGAATATAAAGATCATCGCAAAGTACAGCGGTAAAACACCGTCAGAGATCAAGCGCATGTTTGGAATCGCGGCAGATAAAGGCTTGAAACGTGACGAGAGTATTCTTTCCACGGCGGCTAAAAAAGGCATATTGCGCGACGCTGTGCCGCTTGGGCAAAGCGCGGTCGTGAAAATGCTTGAAGTCGCACAGCGCAGTACGCTCAACACGTTCAACGCTGTCAACAACAGTCTTTTGCGCAGCGCGGGCGATCAGTATGTGAAGATCGTCAATAACGTGGCAACGCAGATCATGGGCGGCACGATCACGGTCGATCAAGCCGTATCACGCAGTGTGAAAGCGTTTGCCAAAGAGGGCTTGACCGGGTTCACAGCGGCCAACGGCGCGGAATGGACGCCGGAAGCGTACAGCCGTATGGTTTTGCAGTCCGATCTTAAAAACACGGTGAGCGCGGCGCAGGAAGAGCGGTACAGGGAGTACGGGAACAACTATATCGAGATCAGCGCATACGCGGGCGCGAGGCCAAAGTGTGCAGAGGATCAGGGATATATTTATTCTCTTGATGACGATACGACTCCGATAGAGGACTTGGACGGCAACATCATTGAGGTCAGAGCGTGGAGCAGTTCATCATACGGTGAACCGGATGGGATACTGGGTATCAACTGCGGGCATAGCCGCTGGGCGTTTGTGCCGGGTTTATCCACACAGGCCAACCGAAATGAGGATATCAACCAAAAAGAGAGCGATAAAAAGTACAAAGAGCGCCAACAACAACGATACATCGAGCGCAATATCAGAAACGCCAAACGTGAGGCATCGCTGCTTGAAAAGTCCGGTGCGCCAAAAAACGATATCGATGAAGCGAAAGCGAAAGTTTCGGAATGGCAAGGTCGGGCGCGTGAGTTTGTGAAAGACACGAACGGTACGCGATATTATGAGAGGGAACGGATATATGTCAAATAAAAACGGCGATACAGATATAGGCGAAAAGCGGCGCGAAATGTGCAAAAAGATACGTCAGGCTGACATGAAAGAGTTTTCCGAGAGCGGAAAGGTAATAGATTTTCCCAAAGATGACACTCTTGAGCAGTATGCAGAAGACGTTAAAAGAATGCTGATTGAAAAGCGTGGGAAAGCGGCAGTGATAATAAAGGCGGATGATGGTTTCGTCTATGCGGATTATTGGGGTTGCGGAGTCGGCGATATGTTTGAGATTGCTGGCCATGTTCAGCTTGACGCTGTAAATAAAAGTATGAAAGCGACGTATATTTTAGAGCCAAAGCCGGAATAGGAGGATTTATGCCAGCGCTTGAAATCGTGCCGTTTGATAAAACAGCGGTCAACATTCTCGGAACTGAGTATAAAATCATCGTGAAAGATTACGACGAAGAGGAGTCCTTTGAGCGCAGAGGGATTTGCGGTTTTTGCGACAGATACGCAAAAGAGATTATTGTTTGCGACATGAAGACTTACGACGGGTGGGACAAAGAAGATGAAAAAACAATAGAAGCTGCGCAAAAGTCTACGCTACGGCATGAAATCATCCACGCTTTTTTATTTGAAAGCGGGCTGGCCGAAAACTCCTGTAATATAGATGCGTGGGCGACGAATGAAGAAATGGTAGATTGGTTTGCGTTGCAAGGGCTGCGGATATATAACGCATGGCAAGAAACTAACGCTATTTAAAACGTTCAATCATAGGCACCTAGGCGGGTGTCTTTTTTGATACAAAAATAACCGTGCGCACGGAAAACAATATGCGCACCGCAATACCGGGACTGGCCGGAGCCTGTAAGGGCAATAAGGATAGCGGTTCGGAGGTTGAAAATGTTGGATTGGTTAAAGACGATTCTCGGTGATAGCTACACCGAAGAGATTGACAACGCCGTATCTAAAGAGATCGGCAAAGGGTTCGTTGCAAGGGCAGACTTTAACGCGGTAAACGACGAGAAGAAAAACCTGCTTGCAGACGTGCCTAAAAACAAGGCCGCTGGCGTGGCAGAGTTTCTCAAAAAGTACGACTTCGACAACGAAGACAGCTTCAGCGCGTATGTCGTCAATGCAAAGCAGGGCGAAACAGAGTTATCGCAAAAGGCGACACGGCTTGAAAACGAAAAGCGGACGCTGGAAGCCAAAATCGCGCAGCTCGAAGGAAACGTGGGATCTCTTTCTAAAGAGAAATCACAGCTTGCAAGGTTGAATCAGACCGTCACAAGCGGTACGGTTCGCCCGGAGTTCGCTGAATTTGTCGTGGAGAAGGTCAGCAAGGACATGGAAGACGGTGACGATTTCACTGAAAAGCTGGCGGCGTTTATTGAAGCGCACCCGCAATTTGGTGTGGATGGCGGTCGACCGAACATCGGACATCAGACAGGCGGCAAAAACGACGGCGACTTTAACCCGTTCGCCAAAGAGACACGAGACATTGCGGCACAGACGCGGCTATTCCGTGAGAATCCCGCAAAAGCAAGACAGCTCGCAAAAGAAGCGGGCGTAAAAATTTAAAAGGAGAGATGAATTATGCCTGATGCATATACAAGAATTACTGACATCGTCGAACCGGCGATATTTAACAGCTACCTGCAGGAAGTCACTGCGGAGAAAAGCTATTTTCTGAACAGCGGCATCGCAAAGGCTATGCCGGAGCTGACCGCAGAGATGGAGGCCAAGGGCAAAGCGGGCGGTGAGATCAATATGCCGTACTGGGGCGACCTGACCGGTGATGATGAGGTCGTAAACGATGATACGACACTGACCGTTGCAGCGGCCAGCACATACCAGGACAAGGCCATTATGTGCCTGCGTGGTAAAGCGTGGGGCAACAACGACCTTGCGGGGTTGTTTTCCGGCAGCGATCCGGCTGCGGCCATCGCCAACCGCATGGTTGCGTTTTGGGATCGCAAGTACCAAGTCGTGCTTACGAATCTGCTGCTTGGCGCACTTGGCGCTGCGTCTATGACGGCCAACGTCTACAACATCAGCGGCGAATCCACGCTGAACTACTTTACCGGTGAAGCGCTTATCGACGCGCAGGGCGTGCTTGGCGACGCGCAGGACAGCCTCGGCAGCCTTGCGATACACGGCAAGACATATACCGCGCTGAAAAAGCTGAACCTGATCGATTTCATACCGGACGCTGAGGGAAAAGCCACGATCGCAACGTACATGGGCAAGCCCATCACGGTCGATGATAAGCTCCCGACCAGCGGCAGCGGTGCGGATACGGTGTATTCGACATACCTGTTCGGCAATGCGCCGGTTGTTTTCAACGAAGTGCAGGTACCGGGCTGGAGCCTTGAAACCGACCGCGATATTTTGGCGGCGAATGACGTCATGGTGTCGCGTAAGGCGTTCTGCATGCATGTTATGGGCATCAAGTGGCTTGGCGATTCGATGGCCGGAGATTCCCCGACGAACGCGGAGCTGGCGACAACCACGAACTGGCTTAAGGTTGCGGAGAACAAGAACATCGCCATCGTTGAGTTCAAGCATAAGCTGGCAGCGTAGGCGGTGCGGTATGGGCTTATTCGCATTTGAACGCGCACGGCGCTTAGAAAAAGAACGGCTGGAAGAGGAAAGAAAAGCGGCCTCTTCCAGCGGCCTTGAAGAGTACCGTGCGCTTAAGGCCGAGGCAAAAGAACTCGGCATTGAGGTGCCAAAGGGAACCAACAAAGATGACCTGAGGCAGATGATTGAAGAAAGAAGGTGAAGACAATGAGCAAAGGATTACCGAGAAGCCTTGAAGCTTTATACGAAAGAGTAACCCAGCTTGAGATTGATTCACAGCAGCTTGGAATTGATTCACAGGCAGCGATTAATGGGGGTATCGCGCTGTCGTTGTCGCCTGCGACGCTCGGCAGTTCGGCGGCTGCTGTAAACACCGCAATCGGCGGCGACGGGTTTACGCGCGACGTGGCTATTCAGCTGCTTGACGGCGACAGCGAGATTGTGCGGTCAAACGGTAGCTTTGCAATTGCGGCCACAAAAGATTCCACAAGCGGAACCGTAACGATTGAGGACGATCTTACGTCCATTAATCTTGTTGATGGAGAAGCAACCGTTACATTGGTGTACGCGGGAACGTGGGCAGATGCGGATACGTGCACATTGACAGTGACGGGCGGCACTGTTGCGGGCAATACCGTAGCCGACAAAACCTCTGTCGATACTCTGGTGGCCTAGAATGTATATTGACAGGGGTGCATACTCGAAAGGGTATGTATTTCGCGGTGTGCCTCGTGGCGCGATTGAACAGACCGTGGGCGAGTTTTACGACGATACTGCGGCCATGATCGCCGATCAGGACAATCAGGTACGCGGCGGGATGTATAAGGCCGGGGCGGTCTATTATATCCTTGCCGCTGAAACCTTCACGGGCGCGATTGAGGACTATGACGCATTGGGGGCATGAGTATATGTTTGACAGCTACATCACAAGAGACTGGTATCGTAATACATACCCATGCACCAATACGTTTCAGGCCGGAGAAACGCCGACAGAAACCGAAAACGCCGAGCTTGATAAAGCGATATTCAAAGCCTGCCGCGTGATCGACAAGATTACGTTCCGGCGGTCTACACTTTTTAACGACGTCGAGGACGATGAAGTGACATATGTGATGACCGACGATGAACGCACGGCCATCATGTACGCGGTCGGTGCACAGGTGGATTACATTGCCGGTGTTGGATACAATCCGCAGGACATGACCAGCGCGGATTACGGCGGCGGGTTCACAATCGGGAAATACTCCGAAAGTGCAAAAGGGAATGACAGCAGGGCGCAGGATACAGTATCTCAAGAGGCTCTTGACTATCTGCGTGCCGCAGGGCTGACGAAAAACGGCTTCCGGGACGTTCCCGGTACATTGAGGTGGTGACATGAGACCGACACCGAGAACCAGGCTGCCGGACAGCGTGATTTACAGCAAGTTTGATGATGGCGGCAGGGACAGCAGCTATGGCGATCCAGTAATAATCAAATATGTCGCTGTGGATAAAAATTCAACGCTGATACGCGACAACAACGGCAATATTCTGAAAGGCGCGACCTGGTTAATGTACGACAATACAACCAGCACGCCAAGGGGTATTATTTTCGCCGAGCAGGACAAGGTGACGGTCAATGCGGGACAGCCGAACGAGAAAACGCTGAAGGTCGTGGCGGTATCCAGTACGTCGGCATCGCATCATCAGGAAGTGATTTTGCAGTGAAGCATTTTACCAGCGTGCAAGAGGCGGCGATGTGGTGCCGCAAGGTGCTTGAAGTCGGTGCGACTGACGGCATAGCGACAATCACAGAAGACCTGTACAAGTGGAGCAGGCCTTATACATTCCGACGCACAGGGCAGACGTATGGCGATCTCGGAGGTGCAGACCCGCCTCCAACGCTTGACTTTAAAAACGGGCTCATCATTCAGCGGTCACCGCAAGCTCGCAAGCTCTATTACATGGGCGGCGTTGCAAACTCGCAGCATCCGCAAGGACAGGCGCGGTGGTGGGAAAAGACCAAACGCGTCCACGCAACCGACATGAAAAAGCAGGCCATTAAGATTTTGAACGAGGTAAAGAAAAAATGATTGATGCTGTAAAAGATCATACCTGTGATCTGCTGGAAACCACATCGCTGACAAAGGTCAGGAAAAATGTTCTGCCGCTTACAGGCACGATGTGCGCCAGTGTACGGATGACCACGAAAAAGACGCAGTGTGCGCTCGCAGGGAATCTTCTAAGCGCAGAATTGCTGTGCAGTATCATTGTGCGCGGCAATGAAAACGCCGAAGAGACGGATAACCTTGTCGATGAGGTGTGCGATAAGCTGGCATTGATTCGTGGCATTACGCTATCAAACGGTACACGCATCATTGTCGGGACACAGCCGGATGTGGCCTATATCGGCGAAGATGAAAACGGGAATTACAACTATAACATTGATGTGCTGATGCACGTCGGATAGGAGAAAAGTATGGATTTTAAACAGTGGGTAACCGGCGAAGGTACAAAGCTGGAGATCATGACCAGCGGTACTTTTGACAGTCCGGTATACACGGATATCTCTGATATCACAACGACAATGGGCGAGACGATGAACGAGACCCTTGACACGTTCAACACGCTCAAGAGCGCAATTACATCGTCCATTAAAACAGCGCTTGACCCTGAGTGGGCATTCACCACGAAGGGCGATAAATCCCATGCGGCATTGCAGGCGCTCTTGGCGCTCAGATGGCAGACAGGGCAGAGCGCGGTGACGATGGTGCGTATTACCGATACGCTGACCGGCGAGGTTGTAACGTTCGCGGCCACAATCACAGGCTACTCGCCGACGTATGAGACACCGACAGTGGTTGAGGTGCCGTGGAGCATCAAACCGTATGACGGCACGCAGGTGACAGTGGCAACAGCGGAGGAAGTCGCCCCGACGGTTGATACTTATACCCCGGCTCATGAAGCGACAGGCGTTTCGCTGACATCACCGCTTGTGCTGGCGTTCGATGAGACCGTGCTGCGCGGCGTTGGCAACGTCGAGATTTACGACGCGAGCGATGACAGCCTTGTTGAGAGCATCAATGTACAGCTTTCGGGCGTGAGCATCGCTGACGACACGGTTACGGTCATACGCAGTGTGACGCTTGAGGCGTCGACGGAATACTACGTCAAGATTACGCCGGGAGCGTTCACAGACGCGATCGGGAACGCTTACGCGGGTATCACGAACGGCACAACATGGTCGTTTACGACAACCGCGTAGACATTACATGGGGGCGTGCTTATCCTTTCACACGCCCCCAATATGAAAGGATAACGATATGAGCGTATTAATTTACAAAGAACAGGAGTATCCGTTCAATGCGGATTTTGACTATATTGTCAAAGGCAAAAACGGCGAAGAGGTAAAGCATACTCTTTCGATCAGGCTGACGGAAAAACAGCTCGCAAAATTCGACATGACTGATAAGAATGTCGCTGATGCGCTGGAGGAAAGCAGCCCTGACGTCATTGCAAAAAACATGATGACGGCAGCGCAGATCAAAGAGCTTAAGAAAAACGTGAATAACGAGTATCAGTACAAAATGATACTCACAAATATATCGGGGTACATCATGGGTTTTATCAGCACGCAGAGAGTCGAGAACGGCATCTCTGCAATGAGTTCGTCGCCAGTGATGAAGAAGTATGGGCGATATCTCAAATAAACATATCCGGCGTTGAGTATGATCTTGATACGTCGTTCAAGACAATATACGGTATTGTCTGCGGCGAGTATGCGCTGGATGATGTTTTTCACCGCATTGTCAAGATAGACAGACCTGTCGCGCCCGTTGATATGGCTCGTATTGTGGAGATTGTATTCGATTCGTTCCGGACAGTATACAGCCCTGAAAAAAGCGACGACAACAAAGGAAAACCCGTTACCGATCAGTCTATTGATTATAAACAGGACTATTCGGTCATATGGGACACGTTCAAGGCACACAGGAATGTCGATCTGAACAAAGACGATATCAGTTGGATTGAGTTCCAAAACATGCTTCACGGGGTCCTTTTAGAGGGCGTTGGGAGCTTGTGCAAGGTACTTGAATACCGCTCTTACGAAAAAGCCCCGGAGGGCAAGAACGCGGCAAAGCAGATGGAGCATAAGCAGCATATGCACCGTATGAAAATGAAGTCGTTTTATCGGATACGCAAAACGAAACAGCAGCAACGCGCGGAGCTTGGCAACGCGCTGCATTCGATCATGAGTTTTATCAAATCAAAGAAGAGGTGAGATTATGGCGGCTGATGCAACAGTCACAATGAGATATAACGCCGACACTGCACCGGCCAACCACGGGCTAAACAGTTTAGGCTCGACGATTAAAAAAGTCGGCGCGATCATGGCCGCTGTATTTTCTGTCAAGGCAATATATGAAATTGGCGCAGCGTTTGAAAAGTCGTTCGCAAAAGCCGGAACACTGATTGACAAGACGGCCACGGATATAAATGCTTTGCGTAAAAATGTACTTGAGCTATCCAATACCACTGGTGTAGCCGCAACCGAAATCAACGAAGGGCTGTATCAAGCATTATCGGCTGGCGTGAAAATCACTGGTGACGGTTCTGACGCTCTTGCTTTCATGACGCAAAATCTGAAACTCGCGACGGGAGGCTTTACAGATACAAAGACAGCGATAGATACCACCACCACTATTCTAAACGCGTACGGCCTTGAGCAAGAGAAGGTTAATGACGTATCTGATATGTTGATTGCCACGCAGAATGAAGGTAAAACAACAGTTGCCGAACTTGGCGGCAGTCTATCGCAAGTTATCCCGATAGCTGCGAGCCTTGGGATTGAATATGACCAGGTCGGCGCGTCTCTTGCAACCTTGACAGCGAACGGTGATAGCACAGCAGAGGCTTCAACGAAAATGAAAGCCTTGTTTAACGAGCTAAGCAAATCGACAACGACAACAGCGAAGACTTTTGAACGTGTTGCCGGGGTATCCTTCCCTGAATTTATTAAAAACGGCGGCACGCTATCCGATGTTCTTGCACTGATGCAGGGTCATGCAGACGATACGGGCGTCGGCATAACGGAACTTTTTTCATCCATAGAAGCGGGAAACGCAGCAGCAACAATAGCAAGCGCATCGGGCATGAAGAAATTTGACAAGAGTTTGAACGCGATTAGAGATAGCTCCGGCGCAACAGAAAAAGCGTTCAAGGAAATGACCAATACCGCCGAGTACAAGATGCAACAGGCGTTTAATAAGATGAAAAACGCAGGAATACAGGCGTTCGGCGCATTGGCACCGATAATCAATCTTGTCGCTGGCGCATTGGCAGCCGTGGCCGCTGCATTGTCGTTTGTTATAGACGGGTTCACAGGCACGAATACGGTCGCAACAATCGTCACATCTGCGATTTCAGCCCTTGTTATTGTGTGGGGCGCGCTACTTATTATACAAAACGCATCAACGATTGCCTCAATAGCACATACCGTTGCGTTAAAAATAGAAGAAGCCGCGTTTTATGCTACCGCAGCCGCATCTTACGCTTTGGGCGTAGGTATGAACGCCGCGCTTGGCATCATTGGACTTGTCATCATTGCCATTGCCGCACTTATAGCGATTGCGATCTTATTCGGCAAAAACCCGATGGCCGCAGAGGCCAAGCGCATTAAAAAAGAACTGAAAGAGATGCGCGAAGAGGTTGACGAAAGCCAAAAGCAGATCGAAGCAGAGGCGAAAGCATCAGAGAAATTGGCGAACGAGCTTATCAATCTCTCCAAAAAAGCCAACAAGACCGCCGGTGATATCGCGGCCATGCGCGCTAAAGCGCAGGTGCTAAACAAAACTCTTGGAGAAGGAACTGTCGAAGTCGATGCAAACACAGGAGCATTGAAACTCAACGGCAAAGAAGTCAGCAAGAACGGTGAAGAGATTCTCGATCTTATTGCGGCAAGAGAAAAAGAAGCCAAAGCGCAGGGGTTGCAAGATGCGGCGGCTAAAGCGCACACTCTGCAAGCCGAAGCGCAGAAGAATATGCTTGAAGCTCTTAAAAATCAGAACATACTCAACGGCAGGCAGACGTTAAAAACAGTTGAAGCATACAATGAGGCTGCTGCCGATGTGAAGTATTACGAAGAGCAGCTCAAAGCACTCGCGGAAGCGCAGCAAGCAGAAGCGGAAGCGGCCGCGAAAGTCGAAGCGGAACTTGCCGCCAACATGACAGAAGAGCAGAAGCGGCAGGCGATACGCGATCAGATTTATGCTGACCGTGAACTATCCACTAATGAACACTACGCCGCACTTCAAGAAATGATGGCCTCAAATTATGCGGAAATGGGGTTGACAGAGGAAGAGTATATCGCGCAGATGGTCGAGCACCAGCAAGCGATTTATGACGCCAACGTCGCGAATCAGAAAGCCATTGAGGACGCAACGCAAGAGCATCTTAATAATTTGCTTACCATTAATGAAGAGGGGCTATACAATCAAGAGCTTACCCACGAAAAGTCTCTAGAGTCTATCGAACGAAATATTAGGCAGCAAAAAGCCTATAACGAAAACATTGAAACATTAGCAAAAAGCAAGTATGAAAATGTTACGGCATGGTTGAAAAAAGAAGGTGTTGAAAGCGGAGCGCTAGCGCAGGAATATGCAGATGCGTTATATATCATTCAATCGGGCGGCTATGATGATATTCAAAGCCTAACTGAGACCGAAGCAGATGAATTTCTAGAAACCTATAACAGGGCTATGGGGACAAGCTATAAGAACATCAATAAGATAACGGCTGAAAAATGGGACGAAGTCAATTTAACAAGCAAATCTAAACTGGAAGAAATGGAGACCACACAAGCGGAAGCCAGTAAAGTTGCAGGTGAAACCGCAGCATATGAATACGGCGACGGCCTTGATGATTTACCCGATAACGTTGAAGACACTATGGAAAACGTCGATGATGCCATAGTCACAACTGGAGAAGTGATTGCGGACAGCGCAGCAGATGCAGGCGCAGACAGTACAGCAGACTTTATTGCCGCAGCAACAGCAAACATGAAAGATATCGAAAAATCCGGGCGGTCTGTTGGCATCAGTTATATCAATGGCATACTGGCCGGGCTTGAAGCAATGCGCGGGTCGCTGAGGTCTAAATTAGCGTCGATTGCAAAAAGTATGGAAATTAGCGCATCTGTTAAAGCGGCATCATCGAGCGTAAAAGTATCAACGAGTATACCGCGATATGCATCGGGAGGTATGGTATACGGTCCGACGCTGGCCGTTGTTGGAGATAACCCAAACGCACGAATAGACCCCGAATTGATTGCGCCTGTATCAAAACTAAAAGAAATTCTTTCGAACCAGCTGCAGAGCTTGGTGCAGTCGGCTATCCCGTCATTAAATGGGAATAGTACTGTATACAACAATCAGCGGTCGGTTGAAGTCAACGCAACGTATCAATCGCAGGTGGCCGGAAACAGCACGCCGGGGCTTGAGTATCTCGACTTTGCCCGGCAGATGAAGAGGGCACTTACATGATAAAAGTTACATATATACCGCCCGGGCGTACAGGGTACAACTTCAATGCCAGTGGCCGGGAAATGCAAAACATTACAGGTCTGACAGATAACCCGATTACACCGCTCACAACAAAGATATACGAACAGGACGGCGAAGTGTATCTCGGCACAAACCAAAGCCCTCGAACGATAAGCATTGACTGGGTCGTGCGTGGCGATATTATTGCAGAAACAGAAATTCTTATGGCGGCGCTTAATCCGGGGTTGGGGCTGGGCACATTGGTACTCGAAAATGCATCAAAGAAATATAAGATTGGTGCCGCCGTTGCTTTAAAACCAGTATATGACAAGCTGGTATATAACCAGGTCAAAATTGGATACAATGTTGTATTTATTTGCCCAAAGCCAGATTTTCTTGATTATACGCCTACAACGATCAAGATGGTTGATTTTGCGGGTGGTCTTGAATACCCGAAAACATACCCGATCATGTACGCCCAGCGCGGCGACGGCGCGACGATCAACTACCAAGGGCATAATCCTGCGGATGTTGCGCTCGATCTTAGAGGGCCAGCCGTCAACCCTGTCATAGAAAATGTGACAACAGGGCTGACAATTGAGACGAAAAACCTGACGTTATTGGATGGCGAAAAACTCTTGATCGATACAAACCCTGACGCGCCCAGCGTGCAGATGGTAACGGGCGGCGTCACAACCGACGCATGGAACAAGATCAAATACGGAAGTAAATTTTGGATGCTGCGATACGGCAATAACAAGATCAATTTCAGCGCGGACAGCGGAACGCCCGAATGCTATTTGACGTATTCCGCGCATTACGCTGGCATTATTTTAGGAGGTCAAGCATGAGCGAACATTATGGACATTTTGATGCAGTAGAAGAATCACCGCAGTACACAGCCGCGCAGGACGCGCGGTTTTTTGATCTGCTGGCAAGGGATATCATACCCGATTATCTCAATGAACTTGAACCGTCTATGGATACGGGACTACAGACCATCATGGACAGCGGCGGCATGATTAGCCGCGGGTACTTTTACGTGCAGGATGAAGACGCAGACGGTGCGAGCCCTAAAACGTTTACACACGACGCGGAAAGTGCAGGCTCAAACCGCAAAGACCGTATTGTCATTGAGTTTGATACAACTACAGGCGTTAATGCGGCGAAAATATCAAAAGGTACCGGCACGGCTGGCACACCGAGCGCACCCGATCTTGTTGATACAGAAACGGTATGGGAAGAGGGCGTTGCCATCGTGACCATTGCGGGCGGCGCGGTTACAGCCGTGGAGGACACGCGGATTATCAGTGGTGCACGAGCAGGCAATATCATCACCGGCACAGAAGACGATGCGCCAGATGGGTATTATCGCGTAAATACGCTTTATGTACAAGTAGAGGCGGAGTAATGATGAGAAAAGTATTTATATTTGCGCTTGTCATTATATTGATAGCCGTATTGATGTGCGCATGTGACAAAGAGGAGGAACCAATAGTGGCGACACAAATAATACAGAGTGATGGGCAATTCGCAGGTATTGATTCATATTATGCAGATCAGAACGTCTCTAACTACTCTGGGGCTCACATATTTAGCGTTGGAGACTCTGCTCCTTTTTTGCAAAGGAAAAGAGGTTTTATCAACTTCGATCTAAGCAGTATCCCTAAAAACGCAGTAATCACTGATGTGCAGCTTTTCTTGCGTCAAAACGCTAGTATTAGTACAGCACTCTCTATGACGTTTGATCTCTATCGAGTAACAGGGGCTATAGATTATGCTACGGTTACATGGAACACGCAGCCTACCGTTGAGTCAACACCAACCATAACGGGCTTGACGTGTCCATACATAACGGAGAGCGTTTGGCGTAATTGGACTGTGACCGATTTAATCGTAGAGATGATAGCAAATTCCGTGACCTCAATAATGCTACGGTCGCAAACAGAACCGGACTCTGATAGAGAACAAGCATTTATAGGGACATACGAGGAAGATACAGTTTGGCTGCAAGAGTGGTTGCCGTATCTTGAAATCACCTACACCCTTCCCGCTAAAGTCTCCACGAGTGACGGTGCAATTAACGGAGTTGCAAAGAACATGGTTCTGTGTCGTGGACTTAATAGATACGCCGTTAAAGGACTGAAAGCATATACCGAATCGGGATGGAAAAAGGTGTTTTAATGAAACCGACAATCTACATCTACGATACGGCGGCAGCGGGCGGCACTGATTTTGCAGAGGTTGGGCAGGTCACAAGCTATAAAGACTTTATACCTGTACCAAAATGGAACGCGCCGGGGTCGTTCACGATCGTTATAAATCGTAGTAACCTCGGAGCCGGGTATTTCAAGGCAGACCGTATCATCAAGACAGAGGACGGGTTTACCGGCTATATCGACGGCATAGAGGACACACAACAGGACAACCGCGCCAATGCATTTATTACCGTGACCGGCACGGAGCTGAAAGACCAGCTATTCCGCGTGACCATACCGCCGGAGGGGCAGGACACCGACAATTATACTGAGCAGTATGTCGAAACGATAGTCAAAGCGTTAATCAACAAGAACGCCGCGGCGAGTGCTGCAGAGGTTCGGCGCATTGCAGGGCTTGCGCTTGCGACCGATCAAGAGCGTGGTTCAGTGATTAATTTTTCGACACGGCACAAAGAACTATTGAGCGAGCTGTATACGCTGCTGGCCGCTGATAGGCTTGGGCTTGTATGCGATTATGACCCGGACGCCGAAACAATCACATACGACGTCGCAGAGGGCGTTGACAGGACACAGGGGCAGGACGTTAACAGTCAGGTCATCATATCCGTTGATTGGAAAACCGCCACGGCCTACACACGCAAGCAAGACCAGTCGGCGTATCGCAATGTCGCCATCACGGCAGGGCAAGGAGAGGGTAAAGACCGCACAATCGTTGTGGTGGGTGATACCGAAAAGACAGGATACGCCCGGCGCGAAATGTTTATAGACGCTCGTGACATTGAAGACGATGACGAACTGCCTGATCGTGGTGCGCAAAAGCTCGCGGAATCGCAAAAGATCACTGGCGTTACAGTGACATTCAACAACAACGGCGCATTTCAGATTGGAACGCATTTTAATGTTGGCGATTTTGTAACCGCAATGCATACAGACGTTGACGGTAACGAGATTGCGGACGATCTGCAGGTTGTATCAGCAACATACAGATACAGCGCGGATGTTGGATACCCGGACATATTGCTTGTACTTGACTATGACCCGGATGACATTGCACGTGTAATTAGCAACAAACTGAGCCAGTACAACAGCCTGCTATCAAAAGAGGCTCCTACGGCTGACGTCACCGGCGCCGCCAGCTCTACAGACGGCAATATCGCTGCGTTTGACGGCACAAGCGGCAAAGCGTTGAAGGACAGCGGCATAGCCATTGATGGCGTGTGGCATTCCGGTAACTTTAGAGCGTCATCACCTGTGCTTTCATGGAGTGGCGATAAAAGCACCACAGGAACTTTGACGTTATCTGAGGATTTTCACAATTATTCTTTTATAGCAGTAGGAATAGCAAAGGTAGGATATACATATCATCGTGGTTTCATTGTAATTCCAACCAGTATGTTAACAGACTATGGTGTATATGTGTCATTCTACAGGACAGCGGGAGAACAATTCTCTGTGCGTATTGGTTCTGATGGCAACAATTTAGCAGTTAATGATTTATACGGCAACACAACAGTAACCCATATATATGTATTCTAGGAGGATGCAATGAAAATCATAATAGACGAAAACGGGTATGTCAGAGAATATGCCGTTGTTGGCGATATACCAAACTCCATTCAGTATGATGGAGGAGTACCAGACGATTTTGACGTTAAGTTCCGGGCCTGTAGGATTGTCAACGGCGCGTTGGTTCTCGATCAGAGCGCATATTCGGCGTTGTGCACGCGGATTCAACAAGAAGAGGAACTTGCGCAAATAGAGGATTGGTATAAGCAAACGGATTATATTGCGTTAAAGGTTTTGCGCGAGAACTGGGAGGAATCTGACCCAAGATATCAACAGTATCTAAAAGATTACGCGGCAAAGCATGCTAGGGCAGAAGAAATAAAAAGTCAAATGTAACGGCCATCGAGCCGTTTTTTATTTGCGAAAGCGAGGGATTGGGATGATAAAGAAGTTTATTGAGTGGGTTTTAAAGCAGACCGGGTGTCTATATGTATGGGGCGCACAGGGACAGGTGATGACGCCGACGCTGATTTATAAGCTCGAAAACTCGGACAAGAACTATAAGCGTGCGCTGGCGGCGTTCAACGACCACGCCGAAAAAGGATTGACGCTGATCGCATATGACTGCAGCGGGCTTGTGGTTAAATACCTGCTTGATAATGGGCTGATTGGGCACGATACGACGGCCAACGGACTGTATTTTGACCAGTGCAATCCGATAAGCAAAAGCGACCTGCAGTCGGGTGATCTTGTGTTCAAGAAATACTTGACTAAAAATCAAATGTACCACGTCGGCATATACGTCGGCGGTGGATATGTTGTTCACGCCAAAGGCCGTGATGATGGCGTCGTGCGTGAAAAACTGTCGGCCACGGGCTGGAACCGGTTCGGGCGGCTGAAAGTATTTGAACAAGAAATAGAAGGAAGTGAGGGCGAGATAATGGCATTGAGAAGGGGAGATAAGAACGCGGCTGTCGGCCAGTTACAACGCGACTTGACTGCATTGGGTTATACGCTAGTTGATGATAACAGCTATGGACCCGCGACAGAAGCGATGGTTCTAAAGTTCCAGCGTGACTTTGATTTAAAGGTTGACGGCATCGCGGGCCCGAACACGCAGGCGAAGATTGCCGAACTGCTGGAGGCAAAAGGAGATGCTTCTGAATATGCGGAAAAGATCAAGGCGTTGGAGAAGCAGGTTAAAGAGCTGACCGACAAGATAATGGCCATGCAGGGCGCGTTTTCCGTTATTGCGACCACGGCGAAAAAATACGTATAGGCGGTGACCGACATGGACGGGAATACATCAATGGTAATAGGCGCTGTCGTGGGTATCGTCGGCATTGTTATCGGCATACTTGGATGGCGCAGAACGGCAAGAAAAGACGATAAAGACGAAGGCGCGGCGCAAGGCGCAATCATGGGCGAATTGACGTATATCCGTCGGCGGTCGGATGATACATTGCTCGAAGTGCGGGATATGAAGGCCTGTATATCGAACCACAGCGACAGAATAACCCGTGTTGAAGAAAGCTGCAAATCAGCTCATCACAGAATAGACGGGTTAACTAATAAACAATAGAAAGTGAGGGAATCATGAGAAAGGTATTGATACTGGTTATTACAATACTGTTGGTAGCGCTTATGCCTACTGTCGCACTGGCGGCGGACGGCACGGAGGGAGGTGGTGTCGGCGTTGACCTGACCGAAATCGTTATTGCAGTTGTCGGTCTTGTTTTTTCTGCCGTCATCATACCACTAACAAAGGCCGCGTTTACGTGGATAAAAAGCAAGACGGAAAACGAAAACATCCGCATGGCCATTGATGAAGCGCAGACCGTCGCCGATAATGTGACGGCGCGGCTGCAGGTGAGTATTGTGGATGGGTTGAAAGAAAAAAGCGCAGACGGTAAATTGAGTAAAGAGGATGCGCGAAGTATATTGGATACAGCCGTTGATATGGTCATTAGTGATCTGTCAGCTGGAGCCTTGCGTGTTATCGAAAACAACGCTGACGATATCACGGATTGGCTACGCAATCTGATTGAGGCGCGGCTGTTCAAGCGCAAAAATGAGGCGGCATATTTGCTGCCGGAAGTCATAACGACAGAGTAAGGGTTGACATTCCTCCCAACCCATGAGCCCCGGTGTAATGCCGGGGCTTTTTTGTATGTGGAGAAGTTACTTTTTCGGCTTTAAGTTCAGAGATTTCTCGATGAAATATGGCACCTTGCGAGGATAGAAAAGGTGGCACTCCTTCTCCGCCAACTTTATCCTCGCGTCCGTCAATAATTTATCGAGTTTTGTCTTGATTTTTATATGACGGTCGCCGTCATTTTTCGGTGGATAAACATCAATCCTGTCTATAAAC